CCTACAAGTCCATCTCAAGGAAATCCAGGAAATCCAGGCACTGCACCATGTTCTGGTAAAGGTGGCGGTGGAGGTGGAGCTACTGCTTCAGGTGGAAATGCTAGTCCTGATGCATCAGGAAATCCAGGAGGACCTGGAGGAGCAGGTGCTCCAAATACAATTTTAGGACCAGATACAACATATGCAGGTGGTGGAGGTGGTGGAGTACCTTCTGCTGCACAAGGTTCAGCAACATACGGCCCTGGAGGAGCTGGAGGTGGTGGTAGAGGTGGTGATGGTGGTGATGGTATCGCAGGAACAGCTAATACTGGTGGTGCAGGTGGTGGATCTGGAAGAACTGCTGGAGTTGGAAATAACCAAGGTGGTAATGGTGGATCTGGTATTGTGGTTGTTAGAGGACCAAGTGCTAGAACTTTTGAAGTAACACCGGGAACTAACTCAGTATCAACACACCCTGGTGGAGACAAGTTAGCAACATTCACAGTTTCTGGTACGTTGACAGTTTCATAATAAATGTTATATTAAGTTCATAAAGATATATGAACCTTACAAACTATTATTGGTATTTTCAATCAGCTATACCTTCTCGTATTTGTGATGATATTGTAAAATATGGTCAACAACTACAAGATCAAATGGCAGTGACTGGTGGATATGGTGATAGAAAATTAAATCAAAAAGAAATAAAAGATTTAAAAACAAAAAGAGATTCTAATATTGTTTGGATGAATGATAGATGGATTTACAAAGAAATACAACCATACGTTAATCAAGCAAACGCAAACGCAGGTTGGAATTTTCAATGGGATTTTTCAGAAAGCTGTCAGTTTACTAAATATAAAAAAGGTCAATATTATGATTGGCATTGTGATAGTTGGGATAGACCATACATTAGAGAAAATGCAAACGATCCGTCACATGGTAAAATTAGAAAATTATCTGTAACAGTCAGTTTATCAGATCCAAAAGATTATAAAGGTGGTGAATTAGAATTTGATTTTAGAAACTTGGACCCTGATAAAAAAAGAAAACCTATAAAGTGCAAAGAGATATTACCTAAAGGATCTTTAGTTGTATTTCCTGGTTTTGTATGGCATAGAGTGTGTCCAGTTAAAAGTGGAGAAAGAAAAAGTTTGGTTATTTGGAATTTAGGATGGCCATATAAATAAAGGAGAATATGAAAAAGAAAAAAACAAAAATTAAAAAACAAGAAATACTATCATTTCCAAAACAATTACAATTAGAACAATATTTTGCATCACCTATATGGTGGGCTGATGAACCTAGTTTTGTTGATAAATTAAATAAAGCATCAGATCCGTATATTGTGGCATCAAAGAAAGTTTCAAAACCAACTATTGATGAACGTAATAAAAAATTTGGTAACAAAGGTGATATGGGTCATGTTTTTCATTCAACATCATTAATTGGTGATTCTAATTTTTTAGAATTACAAAATTACGTAGGTGCAACAGCACACAATTTATTAGGTGAAATGGGTTTTGATTTAAAAGATTATAAAATATTTATTACAGAAATGTGGGTACAAGAATTTTCACAAAAAGGTGGTGGACACCATACATTACATACACATTGGAACGGCCACATATCTGGTTTTTATTTTTTAAAAGCTAGTGAAAAAACATCAATGCCATTATTTGAAGATCCAAGACCTGGTAACTTAATGAATCTTTTACCTGAAAAAGATAAAACAAAAATAACTTATGCAACATCACAAATTAATTATCAAGTAAAACCAGGTAGAATGATGTTTTTTCCGTCATACATGCCACATCAATATATTGTAGATATGGGGTATGAACCGTTTAGATTTATACATTGGAACTGTCAAGCAATACCAAAAGGAGTGTTAAATGTCGTTTAAAAAAAATAAATATAGTGTTTTAAAATCAGCTATTTCAAAAGAGTTAGCAAATTTTATTTATAAATATTTTAAAAACAAAAGAAACGTTACAAGAGTATTACTTGATTCAAGATACATATCACCTTTTACAGAGTATTTTGGTGTGTGGAATGATGAACAAGTTCCAAATACTTATTCACACTACGCGGATATTGCAATGGAAACTTTATTACGAGAAGTAAAACCTGTCATGGAAAAACATACAGGATTAAAATTAAGTGAAACATATTCTTATGCAAGAATATATAAAAATGGAGATGTGCTTGCTAGACATAAAGATAGGTACTCATGCGAGATATCTACTACACTAAACCTAGGAGGAGACCCATGGCCTATATATCTTGATCCAACAGGTAAAGAAGGTCAAGCAGGTATCAAAGTAGATTTAAAACCAGGAGATATGTTAATCTATTCTGGTTGTGATTTAGAACATTGGCGAGACGAATTTAAAGGTAAAGACTGTGGTCAAGTATTCTTGCATTATAACAAAGCTAATTCAAAAGCTGCTAAAGAAAACGCATTAGATAAGAGACCTTTACTAGGTTTACCAGGATGGTTTAAAGGATCTAAGTTGACTACATCTAAAAAATAGTCTATAAAAAAGGCTGGTACGGGGGCACCACCACACCACACCCCCGTGCTTTTATTCTGTTAAATAAGTAGTAAATTTGCTATAAATGGATTTATTATGCTACAAAAGATAGGTTTTCAGCCAGGTATTAACAAACAAATCACACCCACAGGAGCAGAGGGACAGTGGATTGATTGTGATAATGTTCGTTTTAGATATGGTTCACCTGAAAAAATAGGTGGATGGAAGCAATTAGGAGAAAGTAATTTAACAGGTGCAGGTCGTGGACTTCATCATTATGTAAATAGTTTAGGTAGAAAATACGCTATCATTGGTACAAACAGAATTTTATATGCATATTCAGGTGGTGTATATTATGATATACATCCTATTAAATCTACAAACACGCTTTCAAATGCATTTAGCACGACCAACGGATCACCTACAGTTACTATAACATTTAGTGGAGATCATGGTATTAGTGCTTCTGATATCGTATTATTAGATAACTTTTCTACTATAACTAATTCTAATTTTGGAGCATCTGATTTTAATAATAAAAAATTTATGGTAACGTCTGTGCCAACAGCTACGACAATTACTATTACTATGCCATCGAATGAATCTGGATCTGGTGCAACAACATCAGGTGGTATAAGGGTACAACACTATTACACTGTTGGTCCAGCTGTACAAGCAAAAGGTTTTGGATGGGGTTTAGGGTCTTGGAGTGGAGAAGAAGTAGGAGCATTTACTACAACATTATCTGGTGCAATAAACTCTTCAACTACAACAGGTATTATATTAACTGATCCTTCTCAGTTTCCAAGTTCAGGTACAAACTTTGTGCAGATAGGAACTGAAGAAATATCTTATACAGGAATTAGTGCGTCTAACGAATTAACAGGTGTAACTAGAGATGTTAGAGGTACATCGCCTTCATCTCACGGTGCTGGAGACACAGTAACAAATTCAAGTAATTATGTTGCATGGGGTGAAGCAGCATCTGGTGACTTGGTATTAGAACCAGGCATGTGGTCATTAGATAATTTTGGTGACAAGGCTATATGTTTAATACACGATAGTGCTGTATTTGAATGGGATTCATCTTTATCAAATGCAACAGACACGAGAGCAACAATTATATCTGGTGCACCAACAGCGTCACGTCATATGCTGGTATCTACACCAGATAGACACTTAGTGTTTTTTGGAACAGAAACAACTATTGGTGATACATCAACACAAGATGATATGTTCGTAAGATTCTCTGATCAAGAGGATATAAATACATATACACCTACAGCAACTAATACAGCTGGTACACAAAGATTAGCCGACGGATCACAGATCAGAGGAGCAATAAGAGGTAGAGATGCTATCTATGTTTGGACTGATACAGCATTATTTACACAACGTTTTGTTGGTCAACCATTTACATTTGCGTTTGCACAAGTTGGTACTAACTGTGGACTTGTTGGACAAAATGCTTGTGTTGAAGTTGATGGTTCTGCGTATTGGATGTCAGAGAATGGTTTCTTTAGATATGCTGGTAAGTTAGAATCATTACCTTGTTTGGTAGAAGATCATGTATACGACGATATAAATTTAGATTCTGGTAATCAAATGGTGTCAGCAGGTTTAAATAATTTATTTGGTGAAGTAATATGGTTTTATCCAACAACAGGATCATCAGTAGTTAATAGACAAGTTACTTATAACTACTTTGATTCATCACCACAAAGACCTGTATGGACTGTGGGAACTTTAGCTAGAACGATGTGGGAAGACTCAGCTGTTTTTGGTTTACCACATGCAACAGAATATGATGCAGATACAGATACCTCTTTTGATGTTGTAGGAAATACAGAGGGTAGAACAACATACTATGAACATGAAACAGGAACTGATCAAATTAAAGGTGGAAGTGCAACTGCAATTACTGCAAGTATTACATCTGGGGATTTTGATATTAGTCAAAGAAGAAGTGCATTAGGTCAAACGACAGGGGGAGCAGATCTTAGAGGGGATGGTGAATTTGTAATGAAGATAAGAAGATTTATACCTGACTTTATTTCACAAACAGGAGCAACTAGAGTCACATTAAATTTAAGAAACTTTCCAAATGATACGGCTGCAAGTTCATCACTTGGACCGTTTGATATAACTTCATCTACACAAAAAGTAGATACACGTGCAAGAGGAAGAGCTATTGCATTGAAAGTAGAGAACACATCAACAAGTCAAAGTTGGAAGTTAGGAACTTTTAGATTAGACATACAACCAGATGGAAGAAGATAATGGCAAAGATAGTACAAGTTTTAACAAGACCTAGTGAAGAATATGATTTATCTACAGCAGAGGCACAAGTAAGAGATCTTGATGCGATTGTAGAAAAATTAAATACTACGTTTCAAGAAGAATTAAAAGATGAGGTAGAAGCACAAAACTTCTTTTTAAATTAATGGCAAATAATTTTATAAATAAAAA